GGGGGGGGGGGGGTGTTGTTTTTTTTCCCCTGAGGGGAGAAAAAAATCCCGCCGATGCCGGTACCGGCACCAAATCGGACAAAAGCCCCTGTTCCGTCAAAGGCAGCACCACCCTGTTTCCATCCCCCTCTAACAGCAGCGTCCGCACCACTGCCGCCATGAAGGTTTTTCGTGTGGTGTATCTGTTTGGCGTGATATCCACCTTTCTGGATAACCCATTCTGGATGCGGGTATCCCCGTTTTCCGTATTTGCCATCAGGTGGATGGTCATGCTGGAAATCAGATCTGCGATTTTGTTGACAGCAGCCATGATTTCCGGGTTATGGGACAATTTTGTATAGCCCGTTCCGCACAAAATGTCATAGGCTGCCGGAGAACACAAAAAGGATGTTGGTTCCGCCCTTGTTTTCGTCTTACCGTTTTTCTTTTTCCTGCTCATAGGAAACCACCTCCCTTATTGCAGCCAGTCACTTGCTTTCTGGCTTTTTTCCATATCGATGAGCATTTGTTTTGTGGCAATGACGTCTGCGTCAAAAAGGTCAATGCGCTGATTGGGCTGTATCTTTTCAAAGCGCACAAAATCGTCACTGTCTTCAATGGCTTTTACATTGCCGATGCAATAGGCGTATGCCATATTCCCCAAATAAGAAAAGCGTCCCCGCTTGATCTGTTTTTCGATCTCGCGAAACGCTTCTGTTTTTTCCACATATCGTTGGGACTGGTCACGCATCTTGAATCCCGCTTTTTTCATTTTCAACACAAACTCTCTGGCATATCGCTTGTCATAGCCCACCCATTTGATTTTGAATCCCATTTGCTTCATGGATAAAAACCATTTCACAACGTCCTCATACTCAATGACCTCATGGTTGCATAGCGTCAGCCATCCCATTTCTTCCCACCAAAAGAAAGGGATGTTGTCCTCCTCCGCCTTCAGATGGGCTTGTACCACAGGAATGAATCCATGGGTGATACAAATATCCACATCCTGATACCGCCCATGGAGGGAAGTCCCCGTCAGATCGTAAAGTTTGGACAGATCGGCACCGCCATACCAGGTGATGGGCAGCTTTGCCAGTTCCTCCAGCGTCCAATGATACTTGCTGTCAGATGCTTCCACTTCTGCCATATCAAAATAGGTTTCCATGGCAGAGGTAAACACATTGAGGGACTTTGCGAAAAAATCCTTTCTCTCCTGTGGATCGTTTTGCGCTTGGAAGGCATCGTTTTGCATTTCTTCCGGTCGGATGGATGCGCCATAGGCAGGGTTTGCCATTTCGTGTGTTTTGGGGTTTGTGTAATCTATAAATTTCTTTCCATTTTCTCCCGGCATGGGGTCTGCTTCGCAGATGAATATAAAATATTGCTCGTCAGAAATCTCTCCATCCAGCACCCGTTTGCAGTACCGCACCCGCTGCGCCAAAAAGCTGTTGGGATCATCCCCGGCAGTGGAAATGCCGATCATCAGCTTATTTGTGTAAGCCTTCATGGCTTCTTTGAATAGGTTGTACTGCTTTGGTTTTTTGAACGCATGGATTTCATCCGCAATGGCTACGTTGCAGTTAAAGGAATCCTGGGCATCTGGGTTTGCCGCAAGCGCCGTCAGGTCAAATAAACCACCGCCCAGTTCCGCTGAAATAGAATGCTCATTGTTGTTGTCAATGATACGAAAGGGTCCGCCGCTGGCTTGATCCTCCCCCATATTTTCGATGTTGTACTTTAGGAAATCAAAGGTTTCCAAGGTTTGTTTCAAAGCCGCCGCTACCACATATATTTTTGAACCTGACATACGGTATAACAGCCCCAATGCGTAAGCCAACGACGCCGCAAAGCTGGTTTTGATATTTTTTCTTGGGATAAAGATCAGTGCTTCATGGAAGCGGTTTATCTTTGTCCCTGCCATCTTGAACCCCAGCAGGTTATAGATGATGAATTTATGAAACGGCAAAAGATAAAACGGCGTCCCTCTTAAAGGCATGCCATCCTGCCGCTCCCCTTGCTGGTGGCAAAGGGTCTTTTCAATGATGCCGATACAAAATTCTGCGTCCCGTGGCTGGAAGTCATAAGCGGGATTTTTGAGATCTGACAGGAAGCGCTCACAGCCCTTGATCCGGTACTGGTTGGCTGGAATTTTTCCTGACACGACATCTTGGGCATAGTTCATGACCGTATCCCAATTTTTGTACTTACTCATCCAAAGACCGCAGCGCTTCCCCCAGCACGCTGTCCTTTCTGCCTTCCAGCCCTTTTGCCCGGATCTGCTTCAAACCTTTGGGGGTCAGCCCGAACGTGGTTTCCATTTCCAGCAGCTCTTTGCGTAATGTTTCCATAGCCAGATACAGCGCTGTCTTTCTGCGGTTGGTTGCGCCGCTTTTGTTTGTATATTCTTCTGTGATCTCACACCCGCCCTGATACCACTGTTCCTGCAACAGGTCATATTGCAGACGCAGATCCGCATACCGCCGGATGCTCACATCAAATTCTGGGATATATGTCCCTGCTTTTTTCATGCTGCTTTTTGTTTTGGAGAATATTTTTTTCACCTGTTTTTGATATTCCGTTTCCATAGCTTCCCCCCTTTCTGTTTTTTTCGTAGAGTTGGAAAGACCTCACCCCACACACTGGCAGCACAGCACTGGTGATGCCTTATGGGAGGGGGGCTCTCTTTTTCTTCCGCCAGTCCACACCCGGGACTGTGATCTGCATCAGATGTTTTCCTATGGCTGTCAGACCGCCGGTCTTTGGATTTTCCAATTTTTTATGGGTGGAAAAACTGACAGAAATCAAATTCCAATCCTCCCATTGATATTGCGGATACTCTGCAGCCGGGTAAATATGATGCACCATTTGCGCTTCTTCTGTCTTCCCGTACCAACCAGAGATCACGTCTTTGTATCCGTCTAAACGAAGGATTTTGGCTCGCTTTTTCTTCCATTTTTGTTTGTTGTAGTCCATAATGCCCCTCCGTTCCGCAAAAGAAAAAGGACCATTGCTGGTCCTTTGTGGTTCCCTTTTAGTTCCATGATGCCATATTAGCATAAATTTATGGGGCATTGTGGGGCATCTTTATGAAATTTCAAAATGTTTCAGTGCATGTCCGTGAAGTTTGGTCACATGACGATAGCTATACTTCATTTCTACCGCAATTTTCTCCCAGCTTTGTCCAATAAGATAACGCCTGGACAGGATTTCTTGTTCTGTTGGATCCGGGACCATGCTAATCTGATGACGGATTTCCCTATAAACAATCATCTGCATTTCTTTTTCTGCTTCCAGTTCCCTCATCAGTTCGTCCCATCTCGCTGCGTATCCAGACAGATCGGATGTACCACTGCCATGCGGCAACCCATCTCCTAATCCCACAGGACTGGTTTCACTGGAACGCAGCTCGTCAATTTCCTCCTGAATCATTTTCGCCCTTTTCTTAGCTGCCTGATATCTGCGAAGGTACTGCTTCTTTTCTTCGTTGTTCATCGATATTCCCTCCCCGTTGGTTTATGCCTGATCTGGATACGCTCAATAAGCTCAAAATCACAGATTCGCAATAAATCTTTGATTAGTCTGATGATGCGGTTGGCGTTCTCATCGGCTTCCTGCTCTCGTTTATGTATGGCATGTAAAACTGGCGATGCAGTCGGGTCATGGTATCCGCTTCCATTTCGGCTGAGTTCATCCATATTCAGTCCTCCTTGTCATCCACTTCGTAGTTTTCAAAAATCCACTGCAAAGCGTTCACATATTCCTGTTTCGTTATGCTGTTAAACGGCATACCGTTTTTAACAACAATACTTATAGCCTCCATTTTTTCGGCGTTACTTTCTTGACTGTTATAGATGTTGCAAAAAATTGCAACTGCTTCACTTAATTTCATTTCATCACCATCCCGTTTTATTGAATACCTCAAACCTTGCTTTTACCATAGGTTGTTCCATAGCTGCAGCAATACTCATACCATGGTTCCGGGCAAACGTAACAGCATACTCTCCGGCTGGATTAAGCATTTTATCAGGTGCTTCACTACCTGCAGGGACTTTTGCTTTTTTGGGCTTCCCCTTGTCGTTACATGCCTCATTGCAAGGCTTATCAAACTTCGAACAATAATTACACGGTGTCATATATACACAAAAAGTTGAATTTTTATTTACCATCATGTCAGTTTCACCTCTTTTGATAACAAAATCCTACATCTCAACAACAAATTCATCCACTTCGATCACAGAATCAATTTGTTTTTCGGAATAGATTTCTTCCACCTCCTCCAAAACTTTTTCCTTAGCTTCATCTGCTGTATCGGCTTCAACATAAACGAAACCGCTGTAAAAAACTTTGTATTTCATGTTCATTTCTCTATTGCTGGTTTCTTCAGCCATTTCATAATGTCACACGGTTCGCAAAATCTTCCACCACTATATATTTTGCAATATTCATTTCCGCCGCTTCTCGCACAACTCAAACACTCTGAAGAAAAATCATCAAGAAATCCAGCCAATTCCTCATCACTCATTGACCGTATGTGGTCTGCATTCGATATAACTTTACTTTCACAAATTCCAACTTCCGGAGCTTCCCGAATTATTTTCCGAATCAAATCCAAAGGAAAATACTTCGTTTTGCAGCTAATCACAACCATGTTCTTGTGTTTTCTTATTTCTCTTAAAACTCTATCACCATCAATTTGCTTCAATCCCTCACCCCCTAAACCTTCTTTCCAATTCTTCCCAAGCTTCCTCTGTCAGCGGTCTGCCACAATGTTGACAAAACTTCTTTTTTTGAAGAATCCATGCTTCCGAAAGTCCTTTTATTTTACATATCTTGCACGGCTTCCAGTTCTCCCGTTCTATGTGAGTAGGATGATATGCGTAAGCAAGCCAGATTTCTCCATATTTTTTGCATGAATATGGGCTATCAAAAAAGAAAACCCTAGTATTGTCTGCATAAACAGAATTCATGTTTACAAGCGCCCAGAATTTTTTTCCGTCCTTTGTAATTACAAATACCGGCTGTCCGTTCATCTTCTGCAATTCTTCCAGTGTTAAAGGTTTCATTTCTAAGATTTTATCCATGCTTTCCCCTCCATTCTTTTTTACAATCAATCACTTATCCTGTCATAACATTCCGTAATTCTTCCATACTTCCAATTTTCTCCCCGCACATTTCCGGCAGATTTGCTCTGACAAGGGCTTCCGCAAACGGCGGCGGTACTGCATTACCGCATCTTGCCACCTGCTTTGTCTTTCCATAGGTTTTTCCGTCACAATCCTTATCGATGATGTAATCCGCAGGAAATCCATTTGCCGCATATAACTCTTTCGGTGTCAGCATACGCAGTCCAATATCACTGATAAAGTATTTTTGATTTTTTATTGAAATCAGCAGGATTTCATCACATCCGATTTTGTATTCGGCATACTGATTGAGCAATTCCCTGATCTCATTCCAGTGTCCCAGATCTGTATTTTCTCTCTCCAATTTGACAATGGTCAAACCGAAATGCCCTGGAGACGTTGTAACGGTATGGAGTGGCTCTGATGTGTCCTGTCCAACACCTGTTTTATAGAATTTTGAAAGGAATGCTGCCGTCACCGCTTCCCTATCTTTCGCCGTTACCGTATGCAATGGATCAGCAGCAGAAATACCGCCTCTTTCGTTTCCATAGTACTTTGTAAGATATGCCGCCGAAACTCCATAACGGTTGGATGCATCCAGTGTCATCAGCGGTTCTGTTACTTTCTGCCCTCTCGCATTTTCTGACTGTTCTGTGTGATACTGTACCAGTGAAGGCATCAGTAAGCATTGCTCTGCTTTGGAAACCGTTGTCCTGACAGGCTCTTTTACACTATAAGATCTGTCTTTTGAGAAACCCGTTTGTCCTATGGCTGTCATTGCCGCAGAAAGAAGCATCTGTCCACCTCCGCCGCCTGTCCGTATGGTATCTATGGGGGAATCTGCGGCATGTCCTGTCGCATTGCTGGTATTAGAAACCGTCCAAATCGAATATGGTTCCAAAACTGGCGATACCAAACCATATCCATTCTTTGCTGTGACAGTCTGTACCGGATCTGTTATTTCCTGTCCTCTGAACTCTCCCGTATGATTTACCATAACCAAGAACGGCGCAGAGGTATTTAATACGAACTTGTCCAGCCCTCTGATAATTCTTTTTATGGTATTCTCTGCCAGCGGACGCACCGCACGAATACCGTATTTTTCTTTGATTTCTGCTGATGTATCAAAAATAGAAGGACATGGCAGGGACCAGTCTATGACCTCTGCCGCACTTCTCCATGGTTTTTTCCTGCCTTCTTTCCCTTCTTCACTGCCTGCTGGCGCATGCGTCTTTTCCGGAAATACAATAGGCTTTCCATCACATCGTGCAATCAGAAAGAAACGCTTTCGTATGGTAGGCGCTCCATAATCTGCCGCTACCAGTTCCCTGTGTTCTATGCAGTACCCAAGGCTTTCCAGCTGTTCTTTCCATTTCCGAAATGTTTCTCCCGCTCTGCTTTTGACTGGTTTTCCTTTTCTCACAGGTCCCCATGTCTGGAATTCCTCCACATTTTCCAGAATGATCACTCTGGGACGCACCGTACCAGCCCATTTCAGCACAATCCACGCTAACCCTCGAATATTTTTGTCAACAGGCTTACCGCCCTTTGCTTTTGAAAAATGCTTGCAGTCCGGCGAAAACCAGGCAAGTCCTACCTTTCTCCCTCTGCACACTTTCTTCGGGTCTACATCCCAAACCGATTCACAATAATGTGTGGTGTAAGGATGGTTTGCCTTGTGCATAGCAATGGCATCTGGATCATGGTTTATGGCAATATCCACCGGACGTCCAGTGGCAAGCTCAATTCCGGTAGAGGCACCACCGCCGCCTGCAAAATTATCAACGATCAATTCTTCCAGTAAATTCAATTGTTTCATATCTTCACTCCTCAAAACGGCAGATCATCATCCTCGATATCGTCTATATGATAAAATCCATCCTGTGTCGGTTCTCTCCTCGGCTCCTGATGCTCATTTTTACTTCCTGCAAAGTGCTGTTCCTCCACAACCACTTCCATATTTCTTCTTTTGTTGCCGTCTTTATCCGTCCAATTCCGCACCTGTAGCCGCCCAACGATTCCAACCATCTGTCCTTTGGAAAAATATTTCTCCGCAAATGTGGCAGACTTCCCGAATGTGACACACGGTATAAAATCCGCTTCCGCTTCGCCTTCCTTTTTCCATCTTCTATTTACTGCCAATGTGTATCTTCCAACAGCCACTTGGTTTTCTCCTTCGCCATACCGGATCTCAGGATTTTTTGTCAGTCTGCCCAGCAATTCCACTTTGTTCATTGATACTTCACCCCTCCATTTGCCGCAGTGCCTCTACTGCCAGCCTTGCATATTCCTTTTTCCGCTGGATGTTTTCGATCTCTTGTTCACTGCGGCACTGCCATTTTGCCTTATTCGCTTGGTAAGCGTGTTTCTTTTCCAGCTTTTCAAAATAAGCAATGGCGTCCGCATATAATGGCTTGCACACGATTCTTCCTCCTTTACTTTTTCGTGACCTCAAGAAAATGGCCTATTTTCCCAGTTCATATATCGCTGTAATAGTTCCGCTTTCCACACCATCACATTCCTCAATTTCTGCCGCCGCAAAAAACAGCGGCTTCCTTTTCATCCTCTGCTTTGATCACAAATTTCACAGAGATTTCCACAGCGTATTCTTTCATCACATCAGCCAAAACCCATCCTCCTCCCCGTGGATGCACAAATCCATTTCTTCCACAAACTGGCTTTCATACTCACACATCCAGCAGTCGTTTACCGGCATCTTTCCGTACTTCTCCATGGCGTAGGCTTTATAGTTCTCCTTGCCTTTCCGCTCCACCATGCTTTCCATTTCCGCTTTCCGCTGCACCGCTTCTTTTAAATCCAGCAATATGTAATTTTTCCCAATCAGAGCAATAAAGTCTTCTCTGGTATGTGTTTTCTCAAATTCCCGCTGGCAAATACACTTCAGTGCCTTATCCAGACCACTCTCCGGATACGCATGCAAACCGCCTAGCCCCGCAAGATGTACCTCTGGCACCAGATAACACCAGAAGCCGTGCCTATCGGAAATCTTCCGCTTTCCATTTCCATGGAAAATGTGGTGTTTCTGCAAACAGCTTGTCCTGCCTGTCACAAAGCATCTTTTTTCCTTTCCCGTCAAAATGCTCCATGAATGGCTTCCTTTTCTCTGCTTCATGATTCTTGCTCCTTTCCTTCCCCATAATCAGCCCCGCCATTACGGATGGCTTTTATGTAACGAAACATCCCATTTTCTTCAGATGCGTATTCATAGCGTTCCACTTCCCGATACCCCTTTGGTACCCGCAGACGCTGTTTTGGTTTTTCATCTTTCATGGGGACAACCTCCACTTTGGGTTCCACCAGATTTCTGGAGCAGCTCCATCTTTTGGAATGATCCAGAGGACATTCTTTGGTGATATATCTGGTCAGTCCCGTATAATCCCCATCCGGTTCCAACCGGGAAATCATGATCCGCCCTTGTCCCCATAGTTCTGTCCACTGGTCAATGGTCAGATCGGTACCGCTTACCACCAGATGATGATGGGCACGCTTATCCTCTGCTTCTGTTACTGCCACATATTTCAGTTCCGGCAGACCCATTTTCTTTCGTTTCCGCTTCAGACGCTTCAGAAAATTTTGCAGCTGTCGTTTGGCTTCTCCATATCCCACATGCTGTTTATGGGTCAGTGTCAAAAACAAATCTCCCTTTCCAAAATTGGCATTGATTTTTCGTGCCAGTTTTTTTCGGGCATATTTCAGATTTCGTTCCTGCTGCTCCGCACTGCTTCCGTTTTCATTGGGTCCCCGCAGACAGCTTTTGTTGATTTTCCTTCTGGAATAATATTCCTCCGCTTCGTAAACATCCCCGCTCCATATCTTTTTGATGTATCTTGGCATATACTCCCCTCCGTGGTCGTAAATATAATCTCTTTATCAAGGTTCCAAGAGGCTCCCGCACCTCTCTTTACAAAAGCGTTCTCACAGCCGAAACCGTCAGAACGCTTGAAAAATTTCCATATTTATGCTATGCTTTTTACAGATGTATCTTGGGCATTTCCCGATGCCCTTTCCCTGTGGTTCCCGCCACAGGGATTTTTTTATGTCCATCACAGCTTGTCCCATGCCAGCTGTTCTCCTCTGACTTCCACCAGCTCTGCCGCTTTTTCTCCATCTTCCAAGGGCAAGTCCCAAATCCGCATACCTGCCATGCGAAACAAAATCCCCTTTCCCACAATGAGCTTCCGTTCTCCTTCCCAGCCGTCGTACATGGGACCGTCTGGATTTTTTGCCATATCAAATGCCAGATAGATCTGATCAAAGTTCGGGCGCATGGGAATGATGTCCATTCTGCCCACCGCTCCGATTCTAGCCGCCATTTCTGCCATGGCAGGATTTTGTTTGATGACCTTTGCTCCCGTTTCCTCAATCAGCATCATCGTCACTGTCTTCATGAGATTCCACCTCCACTCCCTGTATCTGGCATTGCTGCCACATCAATTTCACATGTTCGTATAAACCTTGGTCTAAGGGGAACTCCCCAATCAACGCAATCAATACCAGACCGTCTTTGACGGCAATGGTACGCCTGCCGTTCTGATTCCGCAGGAAAAAACGAAGGTATTCCGTTTTTCCGTTCAATACCGGCACCAGCAAATCCACATCCAGCCAAACAACACCTTCTGCCAGATAAAAAGGCATCAGCTTATGTCCGTTATACAAAATGGAAACGCCAGCCATATCTCCGTTCAATTCCTGCTCTCCCAGACGATCTATTTTGAAAAGTCCCGCTTCATCCTGCCGATCGCCCAGATACCACTTACATTTCTTCGCTTCCGCTATGCCAATAATGTTCAGAAAATCGTCTGCTGTCAGGTATGGCAATCCTTCCAATTTATAGGCAGCCGCTCCCGTATTACACCACTGATTGTTTCCGGCATCTGTCACAATGACGGCATAGCGGAATCGTTTCGCTACTTTCGTAATGTCTGAAAATTTCATAGATTCACTTCCTACTGTTTATCTTGTCAAATTCTGTCTTTGGCTCTGATCTGCGCTGCTGCGTAATAGCGGTTTTTCCAGTCACGCTTGTCCTGTTGCAGGGCTTTGATTTCCTCCAGAGCAACTCCCAGAAACAAAACCAGCACTCCGATTACCACCAGCAGCGTAATGATGAGCTTGTCCATCTTTTTTCCTCCTCTCCATGCGACGCTTGTATGCACATTGCGGGCAAAGATAGCCGTGTCTGGTATCCTGCTCTTTGGCAATGTTCCAGATTTCACCGCAGTCGCCGCAAACCACATACCGATATCCCGGTTTTAACATCTTTGGTTCCTTTCTATGCTTGTCCACTGGCAGGACCGAAGTCCCGTCATGCCTTCTGCACCGCTATGGCTTCTTTTTCTTTCTGCCGCTGGAGGCTCAGCATTTTTTTGTCATACAGTACATTGGTGATGTGCCGCCGGAGGCGTTCTGCTTCCTCTGGGGTTTTCTCACAATAAGATACGGTCACACGGTATTCCTTTTTTGGTTTCGACATATGTAACACCTCCTGTTGCAGTGTATGTGGTTGACGGTTTGTCCTATGCTTTTGGGGCTTTGATGATTTTTACACATTGACAAATTGCTTTTGGTACATGAAACTCTTTTTTATTCATTCACCCTTCTACGGTTGCATTGTGCAACATCTCTGCAAAGAAAATATTCTCCGAACTCATTTTCTGTTATTCTCAAAATTTCCGCTATTTTTTCAGCCTCTATCAAATCCATAGGTCTTACGTTATTGATTTTTTGAGATATCGTCGGTGCAGCCAATCCCATTTTTTCTGCCATTTCTTTTTGCGTAATCCCTAATTCAACCATCCTGCCCTTTATTTTGTTGCTGTTAATCAAAGTTGTCACCCCTTTCATTTTCTCGATTGTAGCACTACACAACATTATTGTCAATAGCATTATGTAACAAGTATTAAAATATTTTATTTTTTATCTTGCACTATGCAATTTTCAGTGATACAATTCTAATTAAAAGGAGGCATTCCTATGGATAGAAAAATAATAGGCGAACGATTAAAATATGCACGTGACGAACTGAGAGGGATGAGCCTTCAAGATGTGGCTGAAGCCTCCGGCGTTGCTCGTTCCACTGTACAAAGATATGAAACCGCAAAAATACAGAATATCAAATTACCTGTTGTAGAATCCTTTGCCAGAGTATTAAATGTAAATCCGGCTTGGCTTATCGGAAAATCTGATGATATGGAAATTCCCTCAACCAATTTTATTGACACTTCTTTATTTCCAAACATCTTTCCTCTGCCAAAAACAAAAAAAATCCCCCTCCTTGGCACGATCGCCTGTGGGGAACCAATCCTAGCAACGGAAAATATTGAATCTTATGTAGATATGGATGCAGATGTTCATGCGGACTTCGCCCTTCGCTGCCAAGGCGACAGCATGATCAATGCACGCATTATGGATGGGGACATCGTCTTTATTCGTAAACAGGACATGGTGGATAACGGAGAGATCGCAGCCGTTCTTATGGATGACTGCTCAGAAAGTCAAGCGACTTTGAAACGGGTTTATGTTTCTGATGATAAGATCCGCCTTTGCGCTGAAAACCCTAACTACCAGGACATGATATTCTTTGAAAACGATATGAACAAAGTACGTATCATTGGAAAAGCTATTGCTTTTTTGAGTGCAGTAAAATAAACGATACACCTAATTTATAATATGTCACTACTGATATGTACAACTTTTCACTTTCGGGGAGGATTATAAATGAGTCAAAATAAAACTTCATTACATTGTATTTTTGGCTTAGATGTTGATAAAGCTAAAACATATTCCATCGAACAAGAAGATACTTTTTTGTCTATTAAGGCATTACAACTCTCTCTTTTAGGGAAAGCGAAATTAATATCTGAAATGAAATTAAACTTTGAAAATATTATTATTTTTGAAATCTTAAATTCCGAAAAAATAAAAAGCACATTCCATAATATGAAACTGCCAGATGATAAACAGCTGCTGTTCATCTGCTATTTTGATATCCATAAATTCGAAATTGTATCATATCTTTTTGATTACCATATCTTTGGCTTTGAAAAAATGAACTTGCTCATGATAAATGATGTTATAGAAAATCGAAAAAGCATTTCTGAATCTCCATATGTCAAATTCATTTTACAGGGTAAGAAAAACCCACTAGATCTCGTTGGTTTGGATCTCAAAAAACATATTTCGTATCATACATACGCTAAGTCTGTAATAGAAAATGGTGAGTATATATTAGTTTATGACTATACAAACATCTCATTTACTCCATCAGAAAATGCTTTTGAAATTCTGAAACAAATGATATTGGAAAGTAGCTGGAACATCGATTACTATATTGATGGAGATCACATTTACTTAAAAAAATTTGATAAGATCTTGGGAGAAATATTGGAAAAGAAAGAAATGATTCACGACTGGATTGAGAAAAAGGATCCTTTTTACATCTGGTTTGAAGATATGGGGAACTCTAAAAATCACTTACATATTTCTTTTTATAGAAATGAGCAAAAAAACCTGCAAGATAGAGAAAGCACCATAATGAAATTACTCAGTTATTCTGGTGATGAAAGACAATTATATATTTCTATGACTTCCGAAGGTGAAAAATTAGAATTCCTTGAGGATACTTTTTCAGAGGATGTTTGGATAAGTGATTTAGGGAAATTACCGAAAAAATATGCAAAAAAATATAACGAAAATGGCGCAGCAGCTGTTTTCTTAGACCATTTAGAAATGGATGATCATGACAATGAAGTTCCTTATGTCATAATCTATTGGTAAGTTTTATATCAATGCGAAAATTTATTCCTTTATATTTATAACTAAAAAGAACGGTACATAAATTATGCACAAAAAAGAACTGTTTTTACAAGCCCTGCATCGACTGCAGGAAGCCCAAAACGCATATCAACAGCAGCCATGGAACACTGTGATTCGAGATGGTATGATTTATCGATTTAGAGCATCTTTTGAGCTTTCCTGGAAAGCCGCAAAGGAATACCTGCTGGATCAGGGCGTTGCAAATGAGCTGAATTTTCCCAAACAGGTGCTGAAAACCGCTTACGGGAATCAAATGATCAACGACGAAAGCGTCTGGCTGGACATGCTGGAATCCAGAAACCGCACTTCTCACATCTACGACGACAGGATTGCGGCAAAAATCGCAAAAGATATCTCTACCCGCTTCCTGCCGGTGCTGGAAGATCTGGCAGAATATTTCCGTGAAAACTAAATATTTTCTTTTGCAAACATAACATTGTGTGCAATTCCATATCACGTAACAACCATTCGGGGAGGAATGTATATGTTTAAAAAATTGGTTGTACTATTGTCAACTATGGTATTGATGTTTTCTTTTGTAGGCTGCAGTTCTATGGAATCTCCTGAAACCGCTGTTACCAACTATTTAACAGCGTTTCAGACAATCGATCTGGAAACACTTGCAAAATACAGCGGCGCTACCGATGAAGCAACAAGCAGCGAAACCACTACTTCTGTAGAAGATCTGACATCTGAAGAACTTGGGAAAAAGCTTATGGGAAACATGACATTTGAAATTTTGTCATCAGAAAAAGATGGTGATACCGCAACAGTAACCGCATCTATCACCAACACAGATTTATTTACAGTTATTTCTGACAGTTTTTCCAAAATGCTTCCCCTTGCCTTCTCCGGTCTGTCTGATGAAGAAATGGAAACCAGTATGAATCATATCCTGCTTTCTGCCATCGACAGCAACAAAGATAAAACCGTTACAAAAGAAGTCACAATCCATTTGGAAAAAGGGGAAAACGGCTGGATCATCGTACCTGACGATCCACTTCTAGACGCAATCACCGGCGGGGCTGTATCTGTTGCAGAAAGTTTTGGTGGCGGCACAACAGAATAATTTTTAACTTACGTGATATGGAATTCCAATAAAAACAGGACAAAGGAGAGATGATTATGATGTATCCTTTCATGACATTAGATGATAAAACCGAAGTGGTCCATTCTGACACTTACGATGTAAACGGCACAGAAACAGTAAAAGTTTATTTTGAACAGCCTGTATACGGCGGCTTCCATTCTGCGGAATGTTACCTGCCCTCTTATGAATGGAAAAACGTAGAAGGGTTTTCTGAGGAAGAATTGAAAAAATACGAAGCCTATCTGAAATCTGTGGCGCATATCGTCATCGAACTGGCAAGAGAAGGAGGGTTCGACCATGCCGCAAATCTTTAAGGTCGGCTCCTATCTGATTTATTTCTGGTCCAATGAATCCAAGCCGCTGGAACCCATTCATGTCCATGTTTCAGAAGGCATTCCCTCGGAAAAAGCCACAAAAATCTGGATCACCCAAACGGGACGGTGCCTGCTTTGTCACAATCAGTCGCAAATCCCCAGCCGGAAACTGAAAATCATCATGAGCATCATCGAAGCCAGACATGAGGAAATCACGGAAAAATGGATGGGTTATTTCGGACAGATTGAATACTATTGCTAAAATAAAAAAATCCCCTCTCCTGTTGGCGCAGGAAAGGGAATTTCATAAAGCGGTCGTAAGATACAACCACATGTCGCAACTGTATTGTATCATAAGACCGCTCTTTTTGCTATACCCTAAATATAGGAAAAGGAGGTCTTTTGTATGGTAGCTATTTACGCAAGACAATCCATCGACAAAAAAGACAGCATCAGCATCGAAAGCCAGATAGCCTTTGCCAAACGGGAAATTTTTTCGGAAGAGTGCAAAATCTATGAGGACAGCGGCTATTCCGGCAAAAATACCAATCGCCCCGCTTTTACCGAAATGATGCACGACATCCAAACGGGTCAGATCGAAAAAGTGGTAGTCTATCGTCTGGACAGAATCAGCCGTTCCATCGTAGACTTTGCGGATTTCATTGATGTACTGGAAAACAACGGCATCTCCTTTGTTTCCGCCACAGAAAAGTTTGATACTTCTACCCCCATGGGACGTGCCATGCTGTATATCATCGTTGTTTTCGCCCAGCTGGAGCGTGAAACCATTGCCGAACGTGTCCGGGACAACTATTATGCCCGTGTCAAAAAAGGTGCCTGGGGCGGCGGTCCTGCCGCTTATGGCTTCGATCTGGTACGTACCACATTGGATAGTAAGAAAGCCACCATTTATGAACCCAATGCAGATTTGGAAATCGTGTCCAAAATCTTTGATACATATGCCCAGCCTTTTACCAGTCTGGCAGATGTGCAAAAAGCCCTGATCCGCAGCGGTGCTCTTTCTGCCGGCGGCGTCAACTTTGACAGCGTGAAACTTTCCGGCATTTTGAAAAATCCCGCTTACGTCCAAGCAGATATTGCCATTTACAATTACTACAAATCCAAAGGTGCCATCATGGCAAACGAACCGGAGGATTTTGACGGCACCCATGGATGCATCCTTGCGGGCAAGCGGGATGCCAGTGAGCGGAAATATAAAGACGTATCCAATCACCTGCTTGCCATCGGGCATCATAACGGCGTCGTCGACAGCAGTACGTTTCTCTATTGTCAGGAAAAGCTGTCCAAAAATCGGCAAATAAAAAACAGTGGAAAAGGGAAACATTCCTGGCTCACAGGGCTTGTAAAATGCGGTCATTGTGGTTATGCCTTTTCCGTCCGGTTTGCCAGTACCAAAGATGGGCGTATCCCCTATTTCGTCTGCTCTGGGAAGTATCTACATAAATGCTGCGACGCAAAACAGACCCATCGGGTACGGGAGATCGAAGCGCAAGTCCAGGCACGGCTCATCCAAGAAGCGGAAGCCTACCATCTGGCAAGAGAAAAACGGGAAAACAATGTCATCAAACAACATCAGCAGAAAATCGCAGACATTGACAGCAAAATCGAAAATCTGATTTCCACATTGGAAAACGTCAGCCAGATTTCTGCGGAATACATCAACCGCAGAATTGAAACCCTCCACCGGGAAAAGCAGCTCCTGATTCATCAGTATTCAGAAGCACTGACGGAATTCAATGCCGTTGAAATCATTCCTTTTACTGCGGAAGATTGGGAAAACATGTCTTTCGAAGACCGGCGGGATATTGCAAAAAGTATGATCGACCGGGTGGTTTTGAGTGAGGATGGCGTGGATGTTCGGTTCAAATAAAAAAGAGGAAAACAACCGTTTTTCCTCTTTTCTTTTTCTTTCCTATGTATCCACACCTGAAACAAAAATACTTCCCGTAATTCTGGCATTTTATATATTGACATTGAGCAAACATTCCTTTATTTTATGGTAGGGGGAGGTTTCCCTCCCCTGTTCTCATACCAGCTCTCTGATAATTTCTATCAGGACTTCTATGAGGTTTGCTATTGCAGTAAGTAAGAGGATTGTTGCTAGTGTTCGCTCTTGCTTACTGTTTTTCTTTCGTTTGCTCATGTTCTCATCAAGAGATACCAAAAAGATTTTTCAATAAAAATAAGGGGCAGATATATTGCCCCTTTTATGTATAATTTCTGATAATCAATTCTTTGTATCTTTTTTCGCCACCAGCAGCAATACCCATGTTATTGCTCCGCTCCACTCCTTCTATGACAAATCCCTGATACAGCTCTCGAATAAACGGATGGTCATTATAGGAAAGCACAAATTTCCCTTTGATATTCGCCAGCTTGTCCCGCAGAATGATGTGCTGACTTTCATCAAAAATAAAATCTCCTGTATCATAGTATTTTTCTGCTTCGTAGTATGGCGGATCACAATAAAATAAAGTGCCACTTCCGTCATGTCTCTTAATCAACTCCGCAAAGCTTCGGTTTTCAATCAAAACCGTGGGCAGGCGTTTCTTGACTTCTTCCAAATTTTTCATCTGTAATACATCTCGTGTCTGACAGCCAAAGGATGACACCTTACCACTATATGATGTTTTGATCAGGAAAAGAAAGCGTGCTGCACGTTGAATTTCGGTCAAATCTTCTCGGTCAATAGTCTTGCGACACATCTGGTACATTTCTCTGGAATTGAGTGCATATTCCAATTCTTTCTCCACCGCTTCCGGGTGATGTTTCATCATACGGAATAGATTTACCAGATTTGAATTGATGTCATTATATACTTCTTTCGGTGCATGCTTGTCCCGGTGAAACAGAACCCAGCCAGCTCCGCCGAATACTTCTACATATTTCTGGATACCTTCTTTGGGAAAACGGGAAACAATAGTTTCACGCAGCTGTTTTTTTCCGCCGATCCATGTGATAAAACTGTTCATGGTATTCCTCCTCTCTGTTTTAGAAGTTTATTATGATAGAGAGAAAGTCCCAAAGAGTATCAAGTTTTTCTTAATTTTAGTATCACACTATGTTAATAAAAGAATTATTGATTCTAACATAATTTGTCTTTTAGCCATCTTTTGCTTTCTCTTAGGAATTTACTCTAAAATTCAAATTCTACTAAGTTTTTTCTTAAAGAACTACAAATAACTTTGTTTTAAGAACACTGTTGTACTGTAAATAAAGATCAATGTAATATTTTAAATAAAATATTAACCTTATCTCTTCCAATTAAATATTCCAATATCGTTTTTTTCCGATGAAAACATCCACTAATATATAATGCCTTTTCTGAAACAAGAAGTTTATCAAAAATTCCTATGATTGTTTGAACCCTTGCATAATACTTATTTCTTTTAATACTATCGAATGTTTTATTCTCACATTCACCTAGAACAAAAGCTAAATTATCATTCAAGATAGTACTTCCATGTATATATCCACATGAATCAATGTACTCATTCTTTATCTTGGAATATTCGATTTTAGAAAATGGACATTTAAACGTTTTATCACGAAATTCTTCAAAAACTTTATCTGTTATATGATTATCTTGAACAGAAGTCTGCATAATATCTCTTAAATAATTTTCAATAATAGATCTTTCATTAACATATACATATCGAATTTCATTCTTTATAATACTTAAGATTAGAAAATAAAAATCCGAAATTAAAACTTTATAGTAATATGGTTGTTGATGACTTGATATTATGTATTTAAAAAAAATTATATGCTTTGCAATAAACGTAAAAAAATTAATATCATTTTGTTGAATGTCAAAATTATGTTTATATGCAATTTTTCTAATTTCTCTAATAAACTCTTGTATATTAGATTTTAGTAGCCTAACTTCTTGGTATGTCATATCATCATTCATAATTATAGCCATCCATCAAATTGATTCCTTTCTTCTTTGTTTTCTGCACTCAAACCATCAATTTTCTCTTGAATAAATTTATATAATTTATTTTTATAGATGCTATCATTTTCAATAGACAAAATTTCCCGTGTTACCCGTGCAACCACCAATGTTCTCGAATGAAATACATGCTCCTTAAACTCCAATGAAAACACATCTTTTAAAAACTCTACAATATCGTGATTTAATGCAAATATCTGCTTAGATAATAATAATTCGGATACAATCCCAATAATTTTATATTTAGGTACCGATTTATTTTTCAACTCATTTCTATATAAAATAAGTTTTTTATACATAACTTATTCACTCTCTTCCTTCAGACGTTCCAAAAGCTCAAGGCAAATAGCCTCAATATCATTTTTTGATAGTTGATACTTAGTTGGAATTGTGCCTCCTGCGCCATATTGTATGTTATTTACCACCCTTGTTTTTGCTGAAAATATATCAATATTATTTACTTCCTTTTTACTTTCAAAACTAATCCGTATTTTCTCCTGTTTTGCCGAATCAGTAACCATTGTATATACCAAACCAATACATTTCAGATCAATCCGTTCTTCTCGAATCAAACTCTTAACTGCTTTTTGTAATGAATCAATACCAACAATAGAGTATCTATCTATCCTATTTGGTATGAGATAATAGTCTGATGCCATTAACGCACTATCTGTATATATTGTTAGTGTCGGTGGACAGTCAATAATTATATAATCATATACGTCTCGAAGATGATTATCTTCCAGGAAATTACGAATTCTTCTAACAAAAGTATAGTCTTGAGATTTGTTAACTAACACCAAATTCAAAGCTCCACACAAAATATCCAAGTTCTTTTTTAGATTTACTATTAATTCACTTGCAGTTGGTATGGTATAAGATTGCATCATATCTGTTTGAGGCATAAACAATTTATAAATTGTTTTTTCATTTTTCAATATCTCATTGGTATAATAATTGTCTTCACTTTCCGTGTCTTCGTTTTTATAAAAGTCTAGCATCGCTTGGGTTGCATTGAATTGCGGATCAGCATCAATTAAAAGTATTTTTTTCCCTATTTCTGATAAATAATCTGCAATACCAATACTGAGAGTTGTTTTGCCAACTCCCCCCTTCATGTTAATAATAGAGATTACCTTTCCCATATTATGACCATGCCTTTCTAAATATGTCCATTTATACAAATTCCTTCGATTGAATGATGAATTATACCCTCAATTTTATTCCATACACAATGCTAATAAATTATCTGTTATGAAATAAAGTAAATATATTGGTTACCATCCTACATAAATTCAATATATCATTTTATATAAATAGTGGCAAGAGCTTTCAAAAATAGTTTTCATTACTTTTTATTACGATACATTTTCAACAAAATTCAAATAGCTTGTTATAAATCAAAATTTTATAAACCAAATTTACGTTATTCATAAAAAGAAAATTGCATCTATCTCCCCCTTTTTTTTTTTTTTTTTTTAGCACAGCTGTACTTCCCTGATTGCTGATCTCATACCCCAGCACATCCGCAATATCTCTGATCTTGATATAGTTTGTACCATCCTTCAAAATACGTTCCACGGTATATTCCTTACCATTCACAATCAACTTTGCCTGTTCTGCCACTTCGTCATCAACCTCCTCTTTCACTGTATAGTCAATATCCTTCAGACGCAGCCAATGGGTAAAGCTTGCTTTACTCAGCTTATTCTTCCGGCAGCCATAGGCACTGCCATCCTCGGCAATATATTCCCCATTACCAATATAAATTCCGATATGCCCTTTTTGCCACACAGCTGCACCGATGGGCGCCTTGCTGATGGTCGAAATAGGCTGCACCTCCAAAGCCGTGTCATGGTATCCCTGGGAATTGCGAACGATACCCGTTGCCCAGCTGATCAGACCGGAACAGTCACAGCAGACCTTTCCGACCTTATTTTTGTCACTGTCCCAAACCAATGCACCATACATGGATTTCAGTTGGTTGTACTTTGCAAGCGTCATGACTGTACCCTTCATGCCATACACATACGGCACGCCCAATTTACTTTTGGCAAACGCCACCAATTCTTCTCCTGTCATAAACTTTCCTCCTCTATCCCAATATATGAAAAAGCAGGGGATTTTGCCCCTGCCTCATTCTTTCAGAAAACAACTCTCAATGCGTCCCAACATATTTCTGGACACTCTGGTTCTGTTCCAGCATTTCCCGCATCTGTTCCAGTGCTTCATCCACCCAACCGGAAAACGTATCAAAAGAAATCACTGCTGCCACTGCCGGAAACCGCTGCACAAACAAATCATAAACTTGACGCAGTTTCAGCTGTCCGGTACCGCCGCCCAGTTCTTTTTCCGCTTCGGTCACAGCATACAGCAGCCATTCCTTGATTTTGGCAATCTGTTCTTTAGTAGGCAATTTAAAAAAGCGGTACAGCATAAATCCTGCTGCCGCCGCTACACCTACACCACCAATGAGCAAGTACCAGTTTTCCACCATAAATTTCACAACATCATTCATACTTCAGACCTCCTTATTCGTCCAAACTTCTTCTTGTTTTACGTTGTTTGTTTCCCGGTCAAATCGCAATTTCTCCGCCTCTTTTGTTTCCTTAAAGGACTTGATGCAATAGGTGATGACTGTACCAATGATGGCGGTCACCACCGTCATGGACAGATTTTCTGCTATTTCAACACGACCTAAAAAAGCCAGCAAATAGGATAACTGCAAATCAAAAACTGAAATTGCAAGAATCCACTTTACCAGCTTTTTGGTATATGTATTTCGTTTTCGTTTCATTGTGTGTACCACTTCCCGTCCAAATCATGGAGCCGCTGTTCATGGTTCTGCAGCATAGCATCCTGTGCCTTGTTATGCTCGTGGATTTCCTTATGTTCCTCCTTTTTCTGCTTGTCCATCTCATCCACCTTTCCCGTGACGAACACGATCTGATCTGTCAGCCGCGTCACCGCATTGGTTAGTGGGATAACGGTTTTTACTACAGTGATGATGAATCCAGCTAAAAGCACGATTCCTGCCACAATATCCCAAGTCATATATACCACCTCATTTTGCCCCTGTAAGTATTTTAACCCAATTTCCGTTCTCCTTCACATACACCTCCCCCGGCTCTGCGTTTTGGTATACGGTGTATGGTTCTGTGGGCGGTGTAAAGTCAGAATCCCAGCGTACAATATCAGAAATTCTAATTTCATCCATCAACCCCTCGATGGAACCCGTGCTGTTTTGAGCGACGTTCAAACCAATTCTTAAAATGTCGTTTATAATATTGCCGCTGTAGGTAAACGTATTTTTCTTAACGCCGTCGATAAACAAAGAAAAGGTTTTGTTTTTTCCAGTCAGTGCAAGATGGTACCATCTATTCAACTGTGTATTCACTTCACTCGAATAAAAATTTGACTTACCATGCACCTGAAATACAGGTATTCCGTTTGACAAAATAATTTTAAATGTATCTGTCTGCGTACCACCTATAAAAGTGGCGTTTGCTTTTTTCTCTCTTTGGTTAAACCAGAAATCAATAGTGAATTCCCCGTTGATGTCAAATACCTGTTTCTGTGTTTCAAGTTTGTTTAAATTTGTGAAACTGATTGCTTTCCCAAACTTACCAGAATCAGAAAGCGTACATCCTGTATTTGTTATTTGTTCGCTGTATATGCTGCTGTCCATGAAATCTTCACCATGCAGTAATAACAGTGTGTGTTCGTCTGCTATGCCTTGTACTTCGTCCTTAATATAATAGTCGCCGTCGTTCCCTAAATCGTCAGACGGTTCTTCTGTGCCATGTAAAACGTTTGTACCGCCGCCACCTGTACCG